AAAAGTTCTTGACATCCAGTCTGGCCGGGATATATAATGGGGGTAAAAGTCAACGGGGCGCACAACGGAGGAAAAAAAACATATGAGCGGAACAGTCACCAAAAAACACTTTTTCTTAATCTGGAAAGAGTTCGGGCTGCGAGTAGCGGTCAAGATCTTGCTGAGTGGCGATGCTGCCGCTCTGTTAATCCTTATGGGAGGAAAATAATATGAGAGCCAAGAAGAGACTGACCAACGACGATGTGTACAACATGGTAAACGAGCGCATGCTCAAGATGCTGGATGAGGGAGTCATCCCCTGGCAGAAGACCTGGGCCGACGGTAGCATGGGGCTGCCCCGGAACCTCATCACTAATAACGAGTACAGGGGCCTGAACACCTGGATGCTCGCGTGCTCACCCTATAGCAGCCCTTACTGGCTGAGCTACAAGCAGGCCAGGGAGTGCAAGGGGTACGTCAGGAAAGACGAGAAGGGCTGTATCGTGATCTTCTGGAAGGTCATCGAGCGCAAGTCCAAGGACCCGAACGCGGAGAAAGAGACTGAGAGGATCTTCCTGCTCCGCTACTACACAGTGTTCAACACAGAGCAGTGTGAGGGCCTGTCACACAAGCGCATCAAAGAGATGCAGGAGCTCAACGCCGGTCTCGACAATGACCATGACTCGATCGCAGAGTGTGAGACCATCGTGACATCTATGATCAACCCGCCCACGATCAAGCACACCAACGTCAACCGGGCATTCTACAGGCCGTCCACGGACACTGTAAACACGCCCCCGATCACCCGGTTCGAGTCCCCTGAGGCCTACTACTGCACGATGTTTCACGAGCTGACCCACTCCACCGGCCATGAGTCGCGCCTCAACAGGGAGGGGGTCGCCGGTATGCAGGGCCGTGGCACCGACAATTACAGCTTCGAAGAGCTTGTCGCCGAGATGGGAGCTGCCTACCTCTGCGGCATCGCCGGTATCGAGAACGTCACGATCGAGAACAGCGCTGCTTACATAGCAGGGTGGAAGAGCAAGCTGAGTGACCCTGACAATAAGAAATGGCTCGTGAGCGCAGGCTCGAAGGCACAGAAGGCCGTTGACCACATCCTGGGTACCGACATCAGCCTCGAAGATGCCTGGGCCCGTTACCGTTCATAGGAGGGGATAAGATGGTAGACAAGATCATAGACTTCGAGTCTGGCATGATGGATGAGGATGAGATAGTGGAATTCTTCCAGGAGCTAATCAACACCGGCATGGCCTGGACCCTACAGGGCAGCTACGGCCGAACAGCCAGAGCCCTTATCGACGCGGGGCTTTGTGAGGAGGCATAGCATGAAAGAGATCCGAATCAAATTCAACGACGGCGACCTTGACAAGAACCAGGAGATCACCATTATCGAGCAGCTCTATGACGCTTTTCGGCCACGCATCGACACTCTGTACCTGGCCGATCTTTTCTCTGCCGACCTGCTTAATTGGGTTGGCGGGCGCATCCGTGCCGACTTCCCCTGCAACGTGATGGAGTATGTCAAGGACGCGACCGAGCTGCGGGATGAGATCGATAGCCTAAAGAAGCAGCTCGAAGACATGGAGGCAAGAGAGGCCAAGACGCGCAGGGCCTGGGGTGAGGAGCGTGACGTCAACACCGCTCACCAGGCTCGCATCAGGCAGCTGGAAGAGCAGGTCGCCAGGCATGAGGCGGACATGGATCGCCTCAAGAACGAGCTGGAAGCGAGCGAGAAGGCAGCGCTGCTTCTCAAGGCCAAACTGTGGGATCTGACCACGGGGAAGGACAACTAATGAGTCTCCAGGATGACATATTTGACGTCGACAACACACTGGAAGGATGTGCCCCGGAAGCGCAAAAAGCATTCCATAGGATTATGGCACACCTCAACGAAATCGAATCCGAGCATGAGGAGTACGAGTCTGTCCTTAAGGACCTGAATGCCGGGATGCGGGCTGTTGATAAGATAGCTGGCGGAAAGGTTGCGATCCTACGTGACGCAGACTGGAAGGAGGCATAAGATGCCATTGATAAGAGACTGGAGAGCAGACCTAGAGAAGATGGACGGCAAGAAGCTGGAAGAGGTCAGGAAGGCTATCGAGACCCTCATGGGGTGGAAGCTGTTCCGGAAAGCGTTCAAGGACGTCGTCTACACACTGGCAGATGAGATCGGGTACGAGCTGGATGCCCGAGCAAAGCAGAGGCGGGAAGACAACCTGGTCGCACTGGCCAACATGGAGGTGGAATAATGAGAACAGACATCCATCGCAAGGGTGCAATCATACCGGCGGACTACGAGCATGTGCTCAGCTACAACGGGTCTCACACACAGGATGGATGGCCGATTCCGTCCTTCGGTATCAACTGTGAGCTGGATCGCCGGAAGGTCACCGTTGATGCTCGCGGGAGTGTCACTCACGTTGAGAACGGCAAGCATGCCCCTGACGGTCGCTGCTGCATCGTTGGCCTCCGGAATGTCGCAAGGGTCAAGTGGGCATCCCATGGAAGCACCGGCCGCTGCACCGCCTGCGGAGCCCATTTCGTGTACGGCGAAGTCTGGAAGCACCGAACAACCGGGGAGCACATCCACCTGGGCCACATCTGTGGTGCCAAGTACGGGTTCCTGATGGATCGCTCAGCCTTCGAGATGGAGGCAGATCGCAGGGCAGCAACGATCATCGCCAAGATGAAGCGCGAGCAAAATGCGCAAGATCGCGCAAAGTTCCTGGATGATCATCCTGGTCTTGAGAGGGCCCTCCAGACCGATCACCACATTGTCAAGGACATCGCCCGGAAGTTCCTGGAATGGAATTCCCTAACCGATCCGCAGGTAGAGCTGGTCACCAAGCTATACCGGGAGTCCATAGCCCCCAAGGAATGCGTTCACTGTAAGGGTGATCACGACCTGGAGAGCTGCCCGAATCGCACCCCTCTTGAGGACGGCAGGCAGGACATGACCGGCACCATCCTATCCACGAAGTTACAGGACGGATGGTACGGGACCACGTTCAAGATGTTGGTCCTGCTCGACACCGGCTCTAAGGTCTGGGGCACAGTTCCCTCAGTGATCGACTTTGCCGAGCTGAAGGGCTCCAGGGTCAAGTTCACCGGCACAATAGAGGTTTCCCCTGACGATAAGTACTTCGGCTTTTTTAAGCGCCCCGCCAAAGCAGCAATCCTTTCTTAGCAATCAACGGGCCAGTCCTCAATATGGCCAGGACTGGCTCGTTCCCTCCATGCTGCTCGGCCTGTTATCTCCCTTCGCCCGGTTGTTAGACGCCATACCCCACATCGTCCAGAAGGACTTATCGCTACGCATCCAGTGCGGCATCCGGTCGCTCGGCTTATCGGTCTGCTCCATCCCCAGACAAAGCGAACACCAACCCTTCACCATCCCATGTTTACACCGTTCCATCTTCTGCATCCCTCCACACATCGATCGGTTTGAAAAAGAGCTCCCCGAACATTGCCAGAAACTCACTCTTTGCCCGTGTATGACCCCAACACTCCTGGATCCCGAAGTTCTCGAATGGCTCTGCCTTGCACCCCTTGAAGTGAGATGCCCACTCTGCAGCCCACCCGTCTATGCCACCGGGCATAAGGTCACGCCCCTCAGTCAAACACATTCTCTTATCGATCGCGTCGACCTCGGGAGGCACGCCAATGGACTTGAGCCCGTACCTCTGCTGGATCACCTGGAGTAGGTGAGCCTCGACAGCCCTGAACAGCGGTAGCTCCGCCTTGATGTCCGGAGATATGTCCCCAATGTACGCCTCCGGTGCATCATGCATCAGCCCGTATGGCTTCATCTCCGGGCTGCAGAGCTGTGCCACATAGACCGAGTGTTGAGCCACTGAGTACGGGATGTGTGTGTGACATGTGAACCTCGCTATGCCAGCCAGGCTATGAGCGATGTCCTCTATACAGATATCCCCCTCTGTAGGATTGAACACGCTGAACCGCCTGCCGGTGTACGTCTGCTTCCACCGTTTGCTTCTACTTGACAATGATTCCATAGCCACCCTCCTTCAGATAATCTACTACCCCCTGCCTACCAATGCGCTCTGCAGCCTCCAGAGCCTCGCTGATAGTATCCATCAGGACGCTTGTGGTTGATGCTGGGCTGCCCGGCTTAAGGAACTCGATCAGGGCTACCTGGATGTTCTCCATGAGTTGATCGATATCCGGACCATTCGGGGAGAAGGAATTCCTGCCACCCAGGTCGACCTCTTGCGCCAACCCATTGCCATACGCATACACGTTTTGTCCCACGCCTATTCACCCCCTCCCGTTGGTGCCGAGATCGGGGTTCCCCATAGCGAGGTGACCGGCTCTCCGGGCCCGATGGTCTCATCGACCATGGCATTCATGATGTCCGCCCAGTCTGTCAGGTCTTCAAGATCATCCAGCTCGACCGGGTAGATACCCTCCTCGATTCCCTTCTTTGTCACCATGGCACCCATGGCATTGAAACAGATCGCGGACAGGTGGTCCTCTGTTTCATCACCGGCCATGGCTTCAAGAACATGCCGGTATAGTGATGCCATCCATTCCGACAACGGCATCCCCTTTGCCCAGTTCCACTCGTTGTACTTCAGGGCACCCTTGGCCATGTGCAGGCCAAAGCGAAACAGGAAGTACGGGTGGATCAGATCAGGACGCGGCTTGATGTCCCCGCGATCCCTCTGTGCCCCCGTGGAAAAGGTGCGCCTCTGACCCGAGTCCTTGATGCCGGTCACTTGGTCCTCATAAGTTACGTCATTCATATCAGTTTATCCTCCCTGGCGATTCTGATCTTCCTCATCCTTTCGCCAATCTCTAAGTGGATCATCATTGACACCGCATGCAGAGCCCCGATCTTGCTCTTCTGAGGCAGTGCGTCGGCGACCTCATCTACCAGGTCACCTATCCCCTTGATGTATTCTCTGATCTCCTCTTCTGTCATGTCCCTACTCCAGTATTGGGACCATCCCAACACAGTCCCTCGGGTTGTCGGGTGAGAGCTGCACAGTCAGCCCACCCACTGTGATCGGCGGGAACCCAAACTTCTCACTGTAGGTGACCGAAGACGGCTTACCAATGATGTACGACTTCAGGTAGGATCCACACAGACAGATCCTGCGCGGGTGGGCAACCAGGCGATCGCCCTTCACAACCATCCTTGGCACGTCGTCTGTCTGCAGCCGGTGATCATGGCCATAGAGGTACAGGTCGGCCTCCCAGTAGGGTACGTCCTTGGAGTACTTCGTGATGGATCCACCCTGCGTTCTGGTGCCCCCGCCCCATCCGTGGTGCCATCTGATCATGAGCGTCCGACTCCTACCACGCGTGCCCTTCTTCCCCTTCTGGAAGAACACCAGCCTGACGATTCCGGAGTACCCGAGATTCGACACGCCGAGCGCATCGCACAGTCTCTGCGTTGGATCGGTCCCGCTGTTGATCACGATAGCGTCCTCATGGTTACCGGACCCGATACCTATGATACGATCCTTGATAGGCTCGAAGATCTCAACAGCCCGAGCCAGCTGCCTGTCGATAATGGGATCCCCATCAACATCATCGATGGACTTCCGGTACCGCTTATCCTTGACAATGATCGAGTCCATGACATCGCCGCCGAGCAGGAAGTATGTGTCCTCGTCGCTCTCATCGATGTCTTTCCGCAGCTTCCTTGAGTCGCACGCCTTGTTCCCAAGGTGCACATCAAAGATCGGCCGCAACTTGAACTTCTGTCCGTTCTTGTAGGGTATTTCGTACGTCGTGATAACCATTAAGTGACCTCCTCGACGGTTACAAGGACACCCGGATGCTCCTTTGACACATCCCACTTATCATCAAAGCCAGCTACCTGGGGCCATCCGTCTTTTGCCAGAATCCCCGCCGCAACCAGTCCGTCCAGGACATACTTCTTTCCGGCAACGATATTGTCGGGGTCTCTGCGCCTATTCGTTTCAAACCACATGCAACGTAAGATAATCGGCCGGTCAAAAGTCATCCGTGACTTGTTCTGTATCATCGCCGCATTGGCCACTTTCGCTGTTACCTCAGCCTTGGTTTTAGCCGATGCCATCCGGTGTGTTCTGGCCTCGCCTATGATATCGTTCATGCCGGGGAGTCTCCCTGGTATGAAGAACTCGAATCGTTTCATTGCGTTTCGCCAAGGAACTGATCCAGGAAGTCACCCCGGATGTCAGGGATATCCACATCCACAGTGATTCCATCCAGGGACAGCCTGTTGGCAAGCGCGTATGCCGCCTTCTGTCCTGCAAAGTTTGCATCGTTGTCCCCATAGACAATGACGCTCTTCACGCCGTCCGGGGGGATGAAGCTCTCCAGTAGGGATGTCCCGAGACATGGCCATACAGGCACCTTGGTTGCGATATGCAGTGCAATCGCAGTCTCGATCCCCTCGCACACGCCGATATGTTCGGCCTGGGGATACAACCGTACGGCACCGCCGGTCATCTTCCTGATGGGTGGCAGGACCTTCTTTGGGTGCTCGATCTGCAGCTTCCCGTTATCCGGGCCTATCCATGTGCGATGCATGGTAACTGCAGTTCCGTCCGGGAGGGAGAAGAGTGCCAGCATTGCGGGGTGTTCCTGCTTTGTCTCTGGCTCGTAACACTTGGGGTGGTAGCGCAAGGTCTTCGGCATTCCGGACAGACCACGCGCCTTCAGGTAGGCATACACAGTGTCGCCAAACTCGACAGGCTTGCTACCGTTGTAGATCTCCTTCAAGATGTCCTTTGTTGCCGGTGCTTCCTGTTGATACTTCGATGGCTCAACTGTACCCACAAGGGGTGCGATTGCACTCATGGCGGATTTGAAGTCACAATTCGTGACTTTCATGACGAGTTTTATGCCATCACCTGCATGGGGATCGCACTGATTACAGTACCACTCCCCGTTGCCGGTCTCATTGGTGAAGCGGAATCGATCCTTGCCGCCACACATCGGACACGGTGTATGCTTCCTCTGGTTCTCGCTCACGTCTATCCCGAGAGCGGATAGAATCCCTGGCCACTTACCGACGGCCGCCTCCTTGATCCTGGTGTACTTACTGCTCTGCATTCTTCCTCCGTGCGTACCGTATATTCCGCGATCGTATCCAGTTTAAGAAGTTCTGGTCAGGCCTGATGGGTGCCACATCGTCGACCTTCCTGGGCCACACTCCAGTTCGGTCCTTGTACTTGGCAACCACCCACGTTGACTTCCATCCTTTCGGTTGCCCAACTTCCCTATAATACCACAAAAGCATCCCATAGAAAACCCTTTTTTCGATACCTGACATCTCTTTTTTCTTTTTCATCTTGCGCTCGTTGTCCAGCTCGCGCATCTCGGCCTCTATGGTCTCGACGGTCTTGCCGAAGCTCTTGACCGGGCTGCCACACCGGGGGCATATGGAGGACCCCTCGAACACATATGAGCATGCCTGGCATACCACCGGCTTCTTTTCCCTGGGCTTTGCCTTCCTCTCGAACCCCTTCTCCTTCCCATCAAGTTTCCACTCGATAGGATCCTCCAGAAATCCGTTCTCCTTGAGCACACCGGCATGATCAAAGAAGAGGCAGTCCTGCTTTCCAGGGGAGACGCGAAGCCCGCGACCACCGCACTGCCTGAACAACCCGAGTGACTTGGTGGGCCTTGCCATGACTATGCAGCTCACGTCCGGGACATCGAGCCCTTCCTGATAGAGAGCCACATTGCAGATCACTGTGATATCCCCGCGTTCCATGGCGGCGAAGACCTCATCCCTCTCATCGTCGCTACTGCGTGCGTCCAGGTGGGCTGCGTTCACCCCATGCCTCTCGAACTCCTCCCTAAGAGCAATGGAGTGCTTGACGTTCACCCCGAAGACGATCGTCTTCCTGTTCTCCGCGTGCCGCAGCCAGTTGTCTACCACATCCCCAGTCAGCTTCGGCCGATTCATGGTCTCATCGAGATCCTTGACCACATAGTCACCCATATGTACCCGCACGTTCTGCAGGTCTGGGACATGCGGAACGAAGTATCTGACCGGGCTCAGGTACCCGCTGTCGATCAGGTCGCCAGTGCTCGCAACGTCTATGATGCAATCATATACCTCTCCCATACCACGGCCATCCGCCCGAAGTGGTGTTGCCGTACACGCCATGACGACCTGGTCCTCGTACATGTCGATGATCTTCTTGTATGTCTTTGAGAGGCTCCTGTGGCCCTCATCAATCAACACAAGATCTGCCGGTATAAAGTATCCGGAAAAGCCAAGAGGATCGCCAGTTATCCTCCGGTAGTATGTCTGTATTGTGGAGAGCTGCACCGGGAACCCAAGGTCCGGCTCGACACCAGACATGATGATACCGGACTCTATGTTGAAGTGCTCCCACAAGACGTCACGCATCTGATACACAAGGTTACGTCGGTGCACCAACCACAGCACCTTGTGCCCTTTGTCAAATGCATTCGAGATGATCTGCCCGAAGATGTGCGATTTGCCACCACCGGTTGGCAATGCCATGATTGGCTTTCTATGCCCAGACCGGATCGCATCGCGCAACTTCACTATTGCCCCTTCCTGGTAATCTCTAAGCATGTCTCCGTATCTCCTCATCCCAACGTGATCCTATTGTCTCAAGCCTATATCTGTCCCTCACAGTTATGGCATTATTTCCCAACTCATCCCTGAGCCTCCTGCTCATCATGAGAGACCGCATAGTATCGCTGAGGATCCGGACATCTCCAGTCGGGACCAGGAGGCCATCGCGCCCGTTGGTTATGATCTCACTCGGGCCGCTCTTGCAATTAGAGCTGATCACCGGCGTACAACATGACATTGCCTCAAGCAGCACATTCGGAAACCCCTCGTACCGGCTCGGGAGGACAAACATCCCGCATCTCCTCATGAACGAATACACTTGCCTTTGACCGAGAAACTCGACGCTGTGTCCTACATGAAGGCTCTTGGCAAGCTCCATTAGCGCAGGTTTCTCTGGGCCGTCCCCGATTATGCGCAGCCGCCATTTGTTACTAGCTGCCCTGCGGATCTTCGCATAGGCCCTTATGAGAAGATCGAACCCCTTTTGCCTATGGAGCCGCCCGACACCCAGAATGTAACTGTCTCGCTTATCCCCAGCCAGGATCGACCTCACCGGGTTTGGAATTGCGATAGACCTTCCAACCTTGTATTTTTTCTCGATGTAGTCTGCAACCTCGGCAGTCTGGGATACGACCGCGCAGGCCCCACCATAATACACGCGACGAAGAAGTTCCCACGGGCCATTCAGTTTCTGGTGCCTCGGATCGATACGCTCTGACACTATAGTCGGGAACCTTTTCCTGGTGGCCATCAGCGTCATGACATTCATCGTATCGCCGAAGCTGATCACGATATCCGGATCGGATCTTTCTATCATGGCCCTCAGGTATCTCACACGCGAGATATTCGTGCGGATCGCATCAGTGATCGATGTGGTGGGCCTCACCACGCCAAGACCCACCCTGACAACATCCGGGTGTGGTTTGAAGAAATCACGCTTTGTGCTATCCAGGGTGATAAGGGTGACCCCGTGATTGTGAAGAACCCACCTATCTGTTAGCATCGACATGACCCTCTCTGCCCCTCCTGGGCCCATCGATGATATGACACATGTGATTCTCATTTCATCCTCCGTTCGTTTGATCCCATCAAACTCTCTGCAATCAAAAGATGATTGGTGGGGGGAGGAGGGATCGAACCTCCCGAGGCTATGCCACGGCGTTTACAGCGCCGCCCGCTACCTTCTACGGAATATCCCCCCATGTTACTCTATACCTCTCATATTTCGTACCGGTTGTTATGCTTCGATGATTGGTAAATTCATCGGTTGGCACGATATACATATCTCCATCACTTGTCATGAGAAAGAGATAGTCTACTGCACGCGGATCGAATTTTCTCGCCACCCCACTCCACGACCTGTTTCCGCCACGCGTGTCCAACTGAAACTCATAGGTTCCGCTGATAGTCTTGTGTCGAGATGTTTTCACCTGGACCCTGTTCAACCTCCCATCATCTACCACAAGATCGTAATGTTGACTATCAGATAACGGAATGCTCACATAAAAGCCACGAGACGTAAACCAAGCAATAGCAATCGCAACGCCAACATCACCCTGCTTTCTGCTGTTTTTTTGATCTAAGAATGACATCAATACCCCCTTGCCATTGCCAGCTTGTGCGGATCGCCGTGGTCAGATATCAGCCCATACAGGACCATCTGGTGCGCAACACTCTTGTGCGTGCCGGAACGGTCGGTCCATCCTACCCATCTCCGGATGAGCACGTCGAGAGATACGTCCTTGAAGGTGTCATACCACTCCCTGAGCCATTCCGCATATGCTCGGTCGTGCACACTATCTGACGGTGCCTCTGAGGCTATCAATGCGTCAACGTCCATTTTTGTCCACCTTTAGGCGATCCAGTTGCTCACTCAATTTGGCGATCTTATCCCGCCTATCAGCAATCTCCTCATTGATCCCCACGATTCTCCCTATAAGAGCCCGATTTTTCTCTGTGTCAAGAGCGATATTGTTGATAGGCTCCTTGCTTCGCTTCTTTGTGGCCTTTCGTGTAACCCAGGCCTCGTCATAATAACCCTCGACAATAGATGTCACGGTGATGGGAAAGAAGTTGTCGTTATGCCTCCATCCACCCTTTATCAGATATCCGTCGACCCTATCGAATTTAGACTTCAGCATATTGTCGATGTACTTCTTGGCATCAGTCAGTGTTTTGCGTACGATCTGCTCGCCATCTATCCTGATCATCCACTCATCTGTTGCCTCCAAGTACCTAATCTTGTAGTCCTTGTGCGCTGTCTCAATACCGCCCATCATGATCATTCCCTCCTTGTGTTTTGGTCGGGAGGGCTGGATTCGAACCAGCGACTTGATGCGTCCAAGGCACCCGCCCTACCAGACTGGGCCACCTCCCGATTAGTTGACTGGTGGAGGCCGGAATCGAACCGGCATTTCCATTCCTCGGAAGCCTTCGGACGGCAGACCTGACGAAAGCACTTCCGGAAAGTGGATCGCGTGGCGATCTGCCTGCTGGTTAGGCAATAATCCTCTGACGACCTCGGTATCGGTTTCAGGATGCTGATACGGATCTGGGGACCACCCATCCCTAACAACATCCCTTCCCTACTCCACCACATTTGGTAGCGGGGGAGGGAATCGAACCCTCGCTGTCCAGGGATATGAACCCTGGCGGTCTCCTTGACTCCCCGCGTCGGTATACTGTTATAGATTATATTAGAATGTCTCAAGTACATATACCCTGGATAGCGTACTTATGGTGGTGGTGGTGGGCATTGCTTGAGCATATCCTCAAGCATTGCTTGAGCATATCCTCAAGCATTGCTTGGAGCATGCCCGGAGCATTGCTTGGAGCATGCCTGGAGCATGCTTGGAGCATTGCTTGGAGCATCGCCCTTCTCCTTTTGCCACCTCACAGTAGCTGCCCTCCTTGCCTTTTTTGACCGCTTTTCGTGGTTCAACCTCGCCTTCTCCAGCTCCTCTTCGCAACGCTTGTGCTTCCAGAGACCATCCTCGACGATGAAGAATTCACTCAGGAACGGGACCACGTCATCCCAACGACCCCTGTCGAGCCTGGTAATGGGGCCTATCTTGTTTTCCGGGATCGGACCCTGGTTCTTCCAGTACGCGAATAGAACAAGCAGGTAAGCACCGTGCTCCTCTGTCGAGAGGAACATCGTGTCTCCCATGTAGTCATCTATCCACATCGGCATCCACTTATCTATCTCTGCCATTTCCTTTCTCCAGTTCAGCCTTGATGATCTTCCGAAGATGCTTACCCGGAGCAGTACCGTGCTCCATCTTATACACGTAGCTGAGGTCCACGTCAAGTGCCTCGGCAACCATTCTCCTGGCTTCACCTCCCTTCCCACCTTGCTGTTTTATGAGGCGTTTGATGTACGTTCTAACTGGTCGACTTTTCATGCTCACCTCCGTTGTTGGTTTGAGTTTACGCCCAGTATACACTGCCACTTTCCAAAATGTCAAGCGAAAAAAACAGGATGTTTTCGAAAAAAATCATTGACACGTTTCCGAGCGGTGGGTTAAAATAAGGGTAGACTCTTTGGCAAAAACTAAAATAAGGGTAGACTCTTTGGCAAAAAAACACAAACGGAGGAATTGACATGCTGTCAACGCAGCGATGGGGGTATTACAGGGAACGGCTATTCATCGACAGGCTCGGATCCCACAACAGGCTGAGACCATCACCATATACACGACTTGAGCTGCTCGTGAAATATAGGGACACGCAGTTCCCGATCAACCCCACAACTGGGGAAGAGGGACGTACAAGGTGGGGCGACATCAATAGGGTGGCCATCCGCGAATATCTCGATGCGACGATACACGCTCTTGGGGGTGACATATAATGCTGACACACTCAGCAGACCAGCAGATACGGAACCTCTGGGCAGCCGTTCTCAAACGCGCAGTGGATGATGCGACGATCACCAATGAGGACCTTGTCGGTATGCATCCAAATGAAAGGTACTATGCCAAGATCTATCGAGCTCGTGCTATAGCGTGGATAGAGAACATCGGCAGGTACACATCATCAGATATAGGGAGTTTTCCTTGGGTCTGCCAGGTCCTCGGACTCGACAGGGATCACGTCAGGATGCTCGCGCTCAAGAACAAGCCAAAGCTATCACACGCTACCGGGGTATGTTACATGCCTGGGTGTGAGAGGGCTATCCAGGTGAAGAAGCACGACCTCTGCTACCGGTGTTACAGGCGGCAACGCGACGCTGGAAAAATTGTGATAAAATCGAAAAAAAGACTTGACACCCCTAAAACCATGGTGTAATATGGGGGTAGACTTCAAACGAACTTGGAGGAAATGATGGCAAAGAAATTGAGATTTGGACTTCACCGCGACATCAATCCTGGTGTATGCATGATAAAGGGGCAGATGCACGCGATCATTTCTGCCCGGCAACTCAAGAAGGGTAGAAACAAGGGGAAGTTCGAAGTAATCATGCCAGAGATGGATAAGCGCAAGCCGCTCATGCTCGATAGCGGGAAGCGCCCATTCCGCGACGGCAAGAAGGTTATCGTGGAAGAGATTGCAATCCGCAGATGGCCGACCCAGAGGAGGTAGAGATGATAGTCGTACAATTCTCAGAAAGGCAGGCAGCCGCTTTGGCAGACTTTATTGACCGGTGCGTGCATCTCGGATTGAAATTTGAGGTCAGCACCATCATGGGAGGATGGAACGTGCTAATCGAGATTTAGAGGAGGTGCGCCATGATACCGGCCGGGTGTAATGCCCGGCCAGATCTAACGCGCACAAGGAGAGAAGATGGCAACATTCAAGATAGCACAGAACAAGGTCGACGCGGATATGGTAGATGTCTACACCCCACGGCAGGGGAGGCAAACCAATATACTTTGGGCTTCGATGCACATCGACTTCTTCCATGAGCTGTTGGATACTGAGGCTTTTCAATACATGGATACACGCCTCAACAATGGTGCCGAAGTCGAGTTCTCGCTCAAGGTTGAACCCCTATAAAGGATCTGATCATGACGCACTGTAACTGTCCTTTTGAGGACATCATCGAAGCCCTGGAGGGCACAGCGCCTGGCCAGGCTTGCCCATACCTCGATGAGCATGACTGTCAGTCAACCGATGAGTCAATATACGAAAACGCGAAACACGTAGATGCCTGGTGCCGGTTCCATCTGGAGGGGGTGGCGGCTGGTGCGAAGATTGCAAAGGGCTTCTGCGAACTATTAGAAAGGAGCTAAGATGGAGGGACAACACGCTCAAGAGGTAATGGAACGCACCACCGATCTTCCGGAGAAGGTGCAATCAGTTAACACGTCACCGGCCGCCATGCTGCAGATGGCAGTGGCAAACGATCTCGACCTGGATAAGGTCAAGCAACTCATGGAGCTCCAGTTCACCTGGGAGGCCGAGCAGGCCCGCAAGGAGTTCTTCGAGAATCTCGCACGCTTCCAGGAGGAATGCGTTCAGATCACAAAGGACGCTGTCAATTCCCAGTTCGGCAACAGGTATACCACCATCGGGAACCTGATGACCACGGCGAACCCATTCCTTGGCAAGCACGGGTTCTCCGCTCGACACGAGATCGATGAGAACGGCGAGATCGTGGTGAGCTGCGTACTAACCCACAGGTCCGGACATTCTGAGAAGGTGACCATGTCCGCCCCATCGGACAAGTTGACCTCAAACACAGGGAACGATGTCCGCAACGCTATCCAGGCCAAGAAATCCACCATCACCTACCTGCGGGCAGTCACATATGAGGCCGTGACTGGTCTGGCCGGTACGTCAGACGGGTCGCTCGACGACGACGGCAATGCCGCCGGTAAAGTCTTGACCGGTGACAAGGTGAAGAGCCTGCGCAACCTGATCAAGTCGACCGGTGCCAATGAGGCCAAGTTCCTCAAGGTCATGAAGGTGGAGAAACTGGAACTCATTCCTGACGGCAAGTACAAGGATGCTGTGAACATGATCAAAGAGGTTGAGAAACGTCGCAAGGAGGCCGCCAAATGATCATCATTACAGACTTCGAACAGAACACAGAAGAGTGGATGTCGGCACGCCTTGGCAACCCCGGTGCCTCAGAGTTCCACAAGATCATCGGCAAGCAAGGAAAGCGTTCTACGCAGAGGGGCCGATACATGTATGATCTCGCATCTGAAATCCTCTGGGGTATGCCAAGCTCTAAGTTCCAGAATGAGGCCATGCAGAAAGGCCACGAGGAAGAGGGTGACGCAAGGGACCAATACGAATTCGAAATGGGAACAGATATTACCCAGGTCGGAATGTGCTTCCCTGATGAACAGCGCAAGTTTCACTGCTCCCCAGACGGCCTGATACCAGATCTCAATAAGGGGATCGAGATCAAAACCACACAGGAGGGTGGCATTCACGCAGAGCGCATGGATAAACGCACAGTCGACCCCACCCACTATGTCCAGATCCAGGGGTCACTTCTTGTGACCGGTTACGACTCGTGGGACTATGTGTGTTACAGAAAGGATTGCCCGCTCATGGTTGTCACCGTTGCACCAGACAAGGCCTTCATGGGCAGGCTGCAGGCTGAACTCGATGAGTTTTGCCTGGAACTCGCAATGCTGGTTCAGACTATACGGGAGGGTTCATGAATGTCATCGGCTTTCAGGGTGAGGGGAGGCTCTTGGTCAGTATGACCAAGGGTGAGCTGCGGGCGATGTCTGGCCTGACTCACGATAGGGACTTCAAGAGAGTCTTTGGTTTTGAGCCCGGGACTCAGCTGGTCGATACCGCCTACAGCCGTAGCTTCTCAGACAAAGAGCGGGAGATGATTCTTAAGGTGAAAGACATCCCCGTGACTCAGCTGGTCGATACCGCGAAAGCAGTTCTCGATACCTATAGTGGTCTCAAGACCAAGCTGGAATCGGTAAGGAACCAGATAGCCTTTCTAACAAATCAAATGGAACCAGAGGAGGAATAAGAGCATGTCAGACCAAGAAATGGCAGAAGTGATGGTGGAGGAAAAGTCCCTGGTCACAGTAGAGGATGCCCAGGTATTCACTGTTGACCTGGCCGAGGTCCGCTCGAAGATCGAAGACGCACTCACGATCCAGCTGATCCCCGATGACAAGGACTCATATGCCGCCTGCAAGAAGGCACGCATGTACTTTGTCCACAAGAGAAACGACATCGACAGGCGCTTGAAGGAACTCAACGAAGAGGACCGCGAGCGCATCAAGAAGCGCGGTGTCACGGCCAAAGAGCTGAAGTCGATACTTGAGCCTGGAGAGCGGCACTTCACCGACATGATCGAGGCCGAAGATGCCAGGCTCGAAGCGATCGAGGAGGAGAAGAAGCGCCAGCTCCAGCAGAAGATCACCGATCGGATGACCGCATTCTCACAGTATGGCGCAGTCGTGTCATACAATGAGGTTGCCGCCATGACCGATGAGGAGTTCGACACCGCACTCTTCGATGCGGCCGAAGAGCACAAGGAGCAAGAGAGGATCCGCCAGGAGGAAGAGGCTGCCAGGCGGGCCGAGGAAGAGAGGCTTGCCGAGGAGCGTGCAGCCCTTGAGGCTGAGCTGGCCAGGGAACGCGAAGCCAGAGAAGAGGCCCAGAGGAAGTTGGATGCTGAAAAGGCCGCCATGGAGGCAGAGAAAAAGAAGATGGCCGAAGAGGCCGCTGCTCTCCAGGCTGAAAAAGACAGGCTTGAGCGAGAGGCCCTGGAAAAGCAGGAGGCTGAGGCTCGCAGGATCGCCGAAGAGAAGGCAGCAGAAGAAGCTAAAGAGCGTGAAGCACAAGAAGCTAAAGAGCGTGCGGAACGCGAGGCTGCGGAGGCTGCGCGGCAAGAAGCGCTAAAGCCCGACAAGGACAAGCTGTCCGAGATTGTAGAGTCCATCCGCGCTGCTATCGACGATGAATTTGCCAAGCTCGCCGTCTCAGAACAGCTTGTATATGTTGCAGAACTTCTGCAGGCCATGCTCGTGGAGGCGTGCGACGAGGCCAATCTGATGATCAACAGGGTATAGGCGGGAGATCCCGGTTTCGGAAACAACCTTATAGTAGATGGCCGGGCGTTGGGGAGGCGAAGCGGCACGAATCGAGGGAGGGTGTCCGCCCGGTCAGAAGGAGGCACATGGAAGAAGAGCAAGAACGCCTATCAATCGTCAACATGAAGGATGGGGGACTGGTCGAACAGATCGACCGGGCCATCGCTGCGGTCCTGGAGAACGTCCAGGACGTCAACACAACCGAGAAACCAAGAGAGATCAACGTGAAGATCGTCATTGCTCCGAGCAAGGACAGGACCCTCCTGGAGTTTGGATTTGAGGTCAACTCCAAGCTGGCAGGTATGGGCAAGTACACCTTCACTGCAGATCTCGACACCGACGAGAGGGGCCGTCCCGTGGCTATCGAGCGGGGCCGACAAAAGAAACTCCCGTTTGAGGTAAAGGAGGTCACACAGTTATGATCGAAGCTGCAATCAGCAAAATTCTCAGCCTGCGACCAGTAGAGACCCTTCAGATCAATGGTCACACGTACACCACAAGCGCGGTGCACCGGGTCGCATCTCCCGAGGAGGCGTTCACCCGGCCGCTTGTCTTCACGACACTGACCGGCCTGGTTGACTTCTACAACAGCGCCGAGGACGGCGCACTGGCAGACGATCTGATCAAGTCTTACTTCCACATCGAGAATCCGCGATCTGTTGTCCTGGTCGGCGATCCCATGGGCCCAAGCAATGAGCGCCCCACATACGCCGGTTCGGTCTACGACGAAAATACGTACAGGTTCGGTGACTGGACAGAGATCGACATGTTCATCATTGCCCTCATGACTCAATTCGTTGAGACGGAGGATTCAAAGATGCTCATGAGCTATCTCGGGAACCTGTCAGACGAGCACGTCAAAGAGCGCGTAGACGACGGCGTGAGTGTCACGCTGACCGTCAAGACTGGCATAACGACGAAGAGCCAGGTTACCATCACAAATCCTGTGAACCTTGCACCATATGCCACGTTCACCGAGATAGATCAGCCGTCAAGGCCCTTCATCTTGAGAACCCGGAGCCATGGTGACGATGTGCAGGTTGGCCTGTTTGCTGCCGATGGGAACAAGTGGCAGGCAGAAGCTATCCAGAGGATCAAGAAGTTCCTGAATGATAAACTACCGGAGGCCTGCGTTCTCGCGTAGAGCGTAGAAGGGGAGTATGAAAGAGATACAAGCACAGATCCGCCATGCCTGCCCTATCTGTCAGGGCAGGTTTGGCGGATACATGAAGCCCTTTGGGGAAGAGTCAGAGGAGAAGCTGAAGGAGTTCAAGCCGAACCAGATCGTGAACACCAGAGTTTCTGGAACGCGCAAGGAACGGTCACTTCGACAGCTCAACACATACTGGGCTTGCTGCCAGACTGTGGCCGACAATACAGAGGATCCCGGATGGAACATGAAGGAGAAGGTAGACTTTGTCTGCCGTGTACAGACGCACTTCGTGGATCCGGATCTCATCTTTGTCCGCCCGGACGGCACCGTCCAGTATGGGTACAGATCAATCGCGTTCGTAAACCTGGCCCACATCGAAGCATGCAACTATTTCGACCGTGCCTTCGCTGTCATGGCCAAACACCTGGGGATCTCTGTTGATACCCTGGTCGAAGAAACTCAGAGAAATATGAAAAGCTATTAGGAGGCGTATCATGAACAAGGCAATGTTGATAGGCAGACTGGGGCAAGATCCAGAGGTAAAGTACACTCAAATGGGCACGGCCGTCTCGAATTTCAGTATCGCCACATCCAACAGGTGGAGAGACAAGAACGGCGATCAACAGGAAAAGACCGAGTGGCACCGCATCGTCGCCTGGGGCCGCCTGGGAGAGATCTGCGGAGAGTACCTGCAGAAGGGGAAGCAGGTCTTCGTGTGTGGCCGCATCGAAACGAACAAGTGGCAGGATAGGGATGGTACCGACAGATACACGACACAGATCGTTGCTACAGAGGTTGAGTTCCTTGGCAGTCGGAACGACAACGGCGGCCAGAACATACGGCCCCCGTCCACCCCGCCGACACGGGGCGAAATGCCGCCTGGTGCCAGCGATGACGATGATTCTATCCCTTTTTGAGGTTATCGTGGAAAAACAATGCTTTAAGTGCCTAAAGGAGTGGCGGACATATGAGACCACACCCCAAACCGCAAACACCGCGTAGCGACCCATACAAGATATGGATCAGAACGCAGCCGTGTGTGAACTGCGGCCGCTATGCGAACGAATACCTTGACGTGGTCCCAATGCACGGACGAACCGCCGGGACCGCGATCAAGGGGTCTGATTTCGAGATCCTTCCCGGCTGCGTTTCTTGTCATGAAGCCGAGCACCGGCGACGGAAGCTGTTCTGGGAGGTTGTTAAGGAAAGGACCGGATATACACGGGCCGAGCTGGTTGCAATACACAGGAGGAGATATGAACAAGCACTTAGCGGGGCAGCTTAACGAGCGGGCCCTCAGGGAAACTGTGGCCGTCATCGAGACCCCCTCCGGTGTCGTGAAGAACATACACCCGGATCTATTGGAGTTTGTGGAGCCGATCAATGATTAGGGACATCATGAGGTTCGTTAGGATGGTGTTCGTCAGCTGGATGCCAGTATGGACACTGGATCACCTACGGGAGATCCGGCAGTACGAGGCTATCCAGGTGGTAGGTGAGTTGCCTCACAGATCCTTGGTCCTGGAGGTCGGTGCAGGTGCCGGGTGGCAGGCTCGCATATTTGCTGACCTGGGCCGCTCAGTGACACCGCTTGAGGTACACGGAAGCAAGTATTCACGTATAAGTGAGGTCTACATAAGGTACTATGATGGCGAGAAGATCCCGTATTCTGGCAAGCTATTTGACGCGGTCTTCACATCCAACACCCTTGAGCATATGCCACGAGTGATGGCCATGCAAAGCGAGATGCAGCGCGTCTTGATTCACATGGGGATCGCAGTCCATGTGGTTCCAACGGCCTCCTGGGCTTTCTGGACATTCCTCACAACCCTATTCAAGTGGTGGAGGGTCCCGCATGCACACGGCGTACACGCCAGGAACCCGATCAAGGAGATGTTCAGCTATACCAGGAAGGCCTGGGAGAGACTCCTACTGGACGCTGGATGGCTGGTGGAAAAGTACCATGTAAACAACATCTTCTATACCGGCAATAGCATTTTCGCGGGCAGACTTTCTCTAAAGTCGCGGGTGCGTCTCAGTCGGATACTGGGCAGCTCCTGTCACATTTTCGTGCTGAGGGTGAACCATGAATCGTGACACAAAAAGTACCCTAAGTTTGGGTCACAAAGTGCTTACTGTCGTGATAACTGCTATCGTGACATATGGGCTTATCGAGCTGATCGAGTGGGCGATAAAGTCGTAACACCCTTGTCACTATCTGGGAGGTTTGTCATGTCACTTAATAGGGTGCCACGTTTGTCCATATATCCTGGACATATCCTGTTCGTTATCGGATCCCTTGAAGTTGGTGGAACCGAGAAGCAGCTCGTAACTCTCGTCAACGGCCTGATGCAGCTTGGTGTTATCGGGGTGGATGTATTTGCCCTGGACGCTTCTGGACCACTGCGCGATCAGGTTCATGCAAAGGTTCACGATGGAGGAGTACGTGGATCTATGCGTCGCAAACCGTGGCGCATGATTGTCGCAAGTTGGAGGCTCTTCCAGTTGATTCGGCGGACGCGTCCGCAGATTCTCCACGCATACCTTCCCCTGATCACATTCATCGGTGCCCTCCTGGGCCGCCTGTGTAAGGTTCCCATGGTGATAACCGCCAAGCGAGCCCTCGGGACACACCAGGATCGGCGGCCGATACTGAAGCCCCTGGATCGCATAGCGAACAGGCTCAGCCACAAGATAACAGTCAATTCAGTGGCAGTCTATATGGACACTGTCGACCGCGACGGTGTGGATCCGCATAAGCTGGAGCTAATCTACAATGGTGTGAGGACACCAAGATGCGGCTCGGACATGTACTGGGGGTCGCCGCGCACAACGATAATCACAGTAGCCAATCTGATCCGGTACAAGGGACACACGGACCTCTTAAAGGCCATAGATCGTGTGGTATGCAAAGGGCACCACGTAAACGCGTTGATCGTGGGTGAGGATCGCGGAATGCTGCAGGAACTGAAGGATATGGCCTACGGCTGGTGCCTGAAGGACAATGTCAGCTTTCTCGGCCAGAGAGACGACGTGTCGAGACTGTTCAGCATCAGCGATATTGCAGTGTTGCCATCGCATGAGGAGGGCTTCTCAAATGCTATCCTGGAGGCTATGGCCCACGGTCTCCCGGTTGTGGCATATGACGTCGGGGGGAATAATGAGGCGGTGAACAATGGTATCACCGGCTACTTGGTCCCGGATGGGGACTATGTTGCGATGGCTGATCGGATCATCGATCTTATCGAGAACCCCGGCAGGGCGCTTTCCATGGGGGATTCCGGGATAGAACGCGCATCTTACATGTTCAATATCCACAGGATGATCGACAAACACGTTTCACTATATTGGGGGGAATAATGTGCGGAATTGTCGGATGTGGCAAACAACCAGTACAAGCTATGGCCAATCCTGATGTGGGAGATGTGGAGGGAGAGATGGGGTTGCTAAGGAAGATCCGTGGGATCTTGATCTACTGCAAGGTCTGCATGCAGAGGACCATGTCCTGGATGGCCATGATCAACTCGGCAATGATCGTCCTCCTTGTTCTTTCCGAATTTGGGATCAGCGTCAAGAAGTGGGCCATACCGATCTACATAGCAGCAGTCGTGATCATGGTGATTGTCGGGATCATAGAGGATCGCGCCGGGTTTCACCGTGAGGAGATGAGAACCATAGCTGAAAGGAACCCGTACTTCCTGGACATTATGCATCAGCTGAAGGAGATCAAAAGGAGACTATTTTAATGGGAAGGACAACTGTCGTGTGCGGTGTCGAAGAATGTGAGCACAACAGAGTGGGGGCCTGCACACGGAGGGTTATCTTCATTGGCAAGGGTGGTAAGTGCGCAGACAATGAGGAGGTGAATCGTGAACGCCACAGAGATACAGTATCTGACTCACACCTGGAACCCGGTAAAGATGCGGTGCAAAAGGGTTTCAGAGGGATGTGAAAACTGCTGGCACTTGACAATCTGTGATCGATTGAAGCGCAATCCGGCCCTCTCCGAGGAAAAAAGGCGTGCATTTGCCGGGGAGGTCGATCCGTTCATCGATATGGATGAGCTGGATGCTCCCAGAAAGAGACGCATTCCGTCCATCATTGGTGTACAATTCATGGGCGATTTGTTTTATGAGGGAAACAGTCCGTCCATGATCAACACTGTGTTTGCCACAATGCTACTGGCACGCCAGCACACCTTCCTGGTGCTCACCAAGCGCCCAGAGAGAATGGTTGAGCTATACCAGCACTGGTGGTCATGGGATAACGCGCCAAAGCATATCTGGCTCGGTATCACTGCGGAGAATCAGGCCAGGTTTGAAGAGCGATTTCAACATCTGGTGAAGGTGCCGTCCAGGGTGAAATTCATCAGCGCCGAACCTCTTCTTGGTCCTATAAACCTCGGATGGTGGCAGTGGTATATTGACTGGGTGATAACCGGATGTGAATCTGGGCCCGATAGGCGATACGCACATTGGGACTGGTTCCGTGAGCTCAGGGATCAATGTAAACATCCGAGGCTCAAGCAAATCCCATTCTTCTTTAAGCAGGGAGAGCGACTGTCCGGACATATACAATCAATGCCAATGCTCGACGGCACAGTGTGGGATCAGTTTCCGGAGGGGGTGTCCCATGCCAACCTTTAAGTCGGTATTCGGAAACGGTGGAAACATCGCGGGTTTTGAGTGGGACTGGCAATGTGAGGATTGCGGAAAGCAGCTGGACTTCCTACTCGTGGTGGAGAGCAAAACATCGATAGACTGGCAAGCGCGGTGTTGTGGAACGACATATATCATCTCGCCGTTCGCGGCTTGCTACTGCAAGGAGAAACCATGAAGTCTGCATGGATAACCGCTGTACTATTGTTCTTTGCAATGATTGTGGTGTCTTGGCCATCCTTTCTCGCAAAGGGATACGTCACCGACGTAGAAGCTGGCCGTCAACCTGAGCATATTGGAGGTCGGATCGAGTTCAACAGCCCCACGGCGCAGATGACCCTGTGGCCCGATGGCGAGCTGACGATCAACGGAACCAGGGTAGAGAAGCTCTACAACTTCGAGATCCGGAAAGCCATACAGGAGCTGGCAAAGTCTATCAGACACAACGAGTCTCTCCTAATCAAGGACCGGGTAATAGAAAACCTCACTCACGCTCTTGAAGAGGCGAGTGAGGCTCTCGATAAATGCGTTCGGGGTTGCTACTGCAGGCCCGCTACTTGTTCTGATTATCCTGGAGGGCCCTCTTACCCACCAGAAAGTTCAGGACCACCGGCAACAGGGCCTTGACTGCGGTCTCGCCGAACAGAACAGTCAGCACAAGCAGGTTGATCAAGAAGAACACTGATCCTTCAAGTGATTCCGCTTCTATAGTCCATGCCTTGCTGAATACCATGAAGTCGAGATACAGCGTGGAGAAGCCCCACACGATACGCTGAACACCCCTTAGAAAAAGAAGCGTTCTTCCTGCTACCGGTACAGACTCAAGATCTTTCTTCTCAATATCTCCTTTGTCTACGTCGATTTGATCGTTCATGACAACACCCCCCTTCTATGATTTACCTGTGAACATTTCCTTGAGCCACACCATAGCAAAGACCGCAATCGTTGACATGGCCCCAGACATGCCACCCCAGAGACCAGACTTGACCTTTAAGGCAGACACGTCCTTACCTATCTCATCGAGTCTTTCAAAGATCTTGATCTGATTCTCGCGGTTGTCCCTCGCGGACGTCTCAAGAACCTTGAATTTCTCCTCGAAGTATTTGTCCCGATATTCATCTTCGTCGACCATGATACCTCCCGCTCAGCTCACTTCCCGATTTCATCCCGGTATAGGAAGTTTCCGGATATGAGGTTCTTTAGACCGAGCCTGTCCATGGCTTTCTTGTATTCATCCTTGAATACCTCGTAAAGACCGTCTATGAATCTATATAGCATGCTGATATCCTGGCTTGAGTAAAGCTCGGGACTGTTTGCAGTCTCCATTGCGTCCTCTTCTTGGCAATGCAGAAACTGTCTCACCTTGATGTATACGGTGTGAGGGTTCATCCCGAATTGCTCAAGATATTCATGCGTGCCCATGCCTATTCTGCCAGTGACCTCAACATCCCTGACAGCGTGCAGAATTGCCATTTTGATGTGGTGCTCTATCTCTGCTTCTTCGAAGTCTTTCTCATCCCAATTATCAGGAATGTTGTATGCTGCCTTGATCTCATCATACGCATCCTGGAAAGCGCCGATCGCCTTTAGTGCTCCCTCTATGTATATGGACCTGTCGCTGATCCTTGACGAGAGCTCCTCCATGTCTATTTGGCGGAGCTCCTTGACGAACACGTTCTCGTCAGGACCTCCACCACTCGCTTGAATCCTGCGCAGCTCTATCTGGTCCCTTTTGAGATCAAATATGTTCTCCTTTAATGCGGCCCTCTTCTTCTCAATCTCTGCCAAGCACTGCCTCAATCGCCTCAGTGGGGACTGAGACAGCATGGAGATCGTCATCAGCTTTGACATCGCCTGTGAGTTGCGCTTCCCGAATGCTCTCGTTGCCCGATCGATCTCTCCCATTCGTCTGGCCACAAGTGCCATTTTCTCGTGATCCATTGTGTGAAACTCAATCTTCCCGCCGTCAACTATATTTCTTGCTACAATTACAGACATGGATGCTTCTATAGATTTCTGCAGGTCTGCCTTTACTACTTGCCTGTCCATACCACCCTCCTATGCGTTAGATGTCGCGCAGTGCACCCACTTGGCAGCCTCAAGATCCCCGAAGTCAGTGGCATTTCCTGCGCTTGAAATTGTGATGTAGTCGATCGTGTTTACCTTGTCGCCGTCGTCATTACTGGTATTGCCGCCGCTGAATATTCCACGGTCTGCTGTCCCGCTGGACGTCGATCTGAGGTATTGCCTTGCCTGTGTGAGATCCCCGAAGTCGGTCGCATTGCCGGTTGTTGTGATCGTGACATAGTCCATTTCGTTTCGCACAGCACCGGTGTATCCCCCGCCGAACACGCCACGATTGCTTGTCCCGTTTGAGCAAGCGTCAGGGCCATATCTCGCAACCGTCAGATCTCCGAAGTCTGTACCGTTGCCTTCGGAGCTGATCGTGACGTACTCGATGACGTTTGTGAGGGATCCTGTATATCCGCCAGCGAAAACGCCCCTGTCTCCGGTCGCGTTAGACGTGGCCGCCAGATTGCTCTTTGTGGCAGTAAGGTCGCCGAAGTCGGTTGCATTGCCTGCAGAGCTGATTGTGATATAGTCAATCGTATTCTGCAGGGTCTCGCTGCCGGTATCCCCGCCGCCAAGTATGCCCCTATCTGAGGTTCCGTTAGAACACGCAGCTCCATAGAACCTCGCCTGGGAGGAGTCGCCGAAGTCGGTTGCGTTCCCTTCCGAGCTGATAGTGATGTAGTCCATGGTGTCGTTGGCCGCATCTGTCCAACCGGCCATGAATACGCCACGGTCTGTAGCGCCGTTCGACGCTGCATCACACCCTCGCCTGGCTGCCGTGAGATCTCCGAAATCCGCAGCGTCTCCCAGCGTGCCTATTGTCAGGAACGATATGACGTTGATGACGGACACCCCGCCACCTCCGAATACACCTCGGGCCCCTGCCGCAGCCGGTGCTTCGACACCTGCAACTTTCGCTGGGCTCTCCACGCCATTTACCTTCGCCGGATCTTCTACACCAGTAACCTTGAATGCAGCTATCGCAGCGCCTGGCAATGCAACAATGACCGAGAGGCCCCCGGTTGTTATGAGAAACCTCCGCCTATCCACTACGGCACCTCAGTATAGGTCGCGTCTGGATTGAAAAATATGTACCCTGCAGCGATTCCGAACCCCACTATTTGCACTATGTCGCCGGTGTCAGATGGTGCAGCATATACAACGTCTCCGGCTGTCCCATCGCTGAGGTATACAACGTCCCCAGAGGCTGCAGAGCTGAATGCGGTGTCGTCGCGTATGGTGCCACTCAACAACAGCCTGCCAGTTTCACCGTCACCTGCGCTGTCCAGGGCAATGCCTAGTGCTGGATGTTTCACTGCGGCGTTTGTGCCGAGGGCCTTGAGCCATTCGTCTGCGGTTGCATCAGGGTAGCACAGCTCACCAAACACAACAGTCTCGCCGAATGTGACAGTAATGATATCGCCAGTAACTGATGTGTCAGCATTCAGGGTTGTCGGTATGGTCCTGTCCCCCCTGAAGCTCTGAGACCAGGCGGCCATCAGAAACGGGACCGAGATTGCCAGCATAATAAGCGCTTTGGTAGACCTTTTCATGACGCCCCCCTATTGGATCATCAAGACTGTTGTTACTGTTGCCGCAGAAGCCCCGCCTGTCTCAGTAGCCCTAATCTTCATAAACCTGGCAGGTTCTGGCTCGAACTGCAAGAGTCCACTTCCGGAAGTTAGCCCAGATCCTATGTCAGAAGCTGTAGAGGGCTCCACAAACGTCGACCCATCGTTCGAAAGATAGTACTCGAACTTCACAGTTCCGTCGCCGGTAATCGTGTATTGCAGAGAGAAATATCCTTCGGGCTTAATAGCATTCAGGTCGTATGTCTGCAGCTCGCTCGTTCCGCTGGCAGTTAGCGCGGTAGAGCTATGATAGCTGAAGGTCTTGATGGCGTTGTTCTCTGCAAGGGCTACGACAGCTACCAGCAGGCTCGCGCTGAGGGCTACGATTAGTTTCTTCATTTTCAATCTCCTTTTCTGACTGTCTGGTTGAATCTACGATTGAAGTCCATGGCAAACCCACGGATTCTCTTCTCTATGCTCTTCTTCTGTTGATCGGATGTGGCCTTTCGCTTAGACCGATTTAGCTTTGATATCGTGGTCTGCATGTTCCTGGCCAGCTTGAACATACGCCATTCCGGGTGTTTCTTGCTGTATTCCAGCTTCTCAGATCCGGACAGGATCTTCCACCGATTGTAGTGACCTATGGCCCGATCGCTGTTTGCCCTGAATGTCTGATAATCATACCATTCGTTTTGATCTTTCACAATCTTTCGGACGAATGGCTTTCTCCTGGTCGGCACTTCTTTGCCCTTGTACGTCTCCGCGACCAGACCGGCAGTGTCTGCATAGAACCTGCCAGTCCCACCGGTGGCGAAGTCCCACAGGTGATCGAGTGTTTCTGGTGATATATCGGCAAACTCCCAGACTGCGGGCTCTACGAGATTGCCGCCAAACAGGGCGTTTAGACCCCTGGTCAGCGCTTTACTTGTGGGCCGTGCGCTGTTCCAATACAGCTGACTGTCCGGGCGCTTCGGCCCGTAGCTGAGCTGATCTGGTCTGATGGGTCCGCCCATGAAATTCTCATTCTTGGCGATCTCGATAAATGGATCCACAACAGTTGGAGACACGAGCTTCAAGAGCCCATCAGATCCACCGATAGGGTTGAATGCATCAAGGGCTGCAACTGCCATGAATGCTGCGCCGACTGCAGGGGTTTTCCCCTTAATCCCGCCGGATATCAGATTGTGGTACACGTCATTCATGGCGTGCCCGAAGGCCACGAACACGTTGAATCCATACGGAAGCATGACAGTAATCTGCTCTCCGTCGGGTAGCATCATGATGTAGTGTCGCTGTTTCATGTACGGGTTGATCTTGTCCCACTTGTCGACACCGTCATCGTCTTCGCCGCCGACCAGGCGATTCATCTCGGCGAGACCGAACCCGAGGGCCGCCAGCCCATATCCGATCCTTCTTACGTTCTTGTGTCTCAGGGACTTGATCACGACGGCTGAGCCCTGGATACCGGCATTGTAGAAGAGATACATGGCATTCATGGCGGTTCCATACTGACCCTTCCTATTGAAGTTGACGGTCAGATTTTTCGCCAAGCTCGCAGCCTGCGGCTCGGTTACACCGGACTCGATGGCGGCACGGAACGCGCTGAGACGCACCGCGTTCTCAACGACGGTATTGTAATCGGCGACGACATCAAAGAGCGCCTTGCTCACACGCTTTGCCGTCTGCAGCGTACCCTTGCCATCCTTGGCCAGCCTCTGGATTTGCCTCGCCTTCCTGTCAGTAGAGTGGATATCCATCCATCCGACCTGTCCGCCAGCCTTCTTGAATCGCCGGTACCACGCGGCCATTTCGCTCTTACCTTCGCCACGGAGCTGATCCCTGATCCCCTTCATTGCACCGGGGACATACTTCAAAGTGTCCTTGGCTGCCTGCGCACCCTTTTCGCCGGCAAGTCTGATCATCGCTGTCTGGATGTCCCTTTGGAAGTTGGTGACGATAAACTCCGGGTTGAAAGACGTGTTGATCGTAGATAGATACCTGTTGATCGAAGCCAGCGCATGGACAACCTTGCCGACCTGTGGCTGATTCAGCCGGTTCAGCGCCTCCCCAAGCTCCTTCTGTGCGACCTGGATATGATAGACCTCTCCATCCCGTGTGACCGAGAACACATCCCCACGGCTTGCCCATTTCGGATCCGGGACCCTCTTGACCTTCCCCCCGACATAGGCCCTCATGGTCGGCATCGGCCGGTAATCGCCGGGCTCATACCCACCCTTCTTCGGCTTCGTTCCGGGCTTGTGGATGGTCCACATGTTCTCGTTTGGATTCTTCTCTACCATATCGAGAAACGCCTGTCCGATCTTGGCTCTTTCTGCCTGCTGTATGGTCTGGGCAGTCTGGGAGAATAGGTTTGCAAGGAGGTCGGTGGCCCTGCTCTGTCTACCGAGCGCCCTCTTCGTCCCGCTTCGCTTAACGCTGAGCCCCTGGTTGTGGCCCATGATGTTTATGACCTCTTCGTCGGCCACCCCCTTCAGCGGGATGTAATTCTCGTACCTCTCCCATGCTTCGACCACCTCCGCAGTCTCAAGACCTGCCTCGCGTATGATGGCTCTCTGCTCATTCGAGATCTTCCTGACCATGCCCTCCAGGCGCTGAAGCTCTGCGGTCTTACCCTCCGCCTTGAACTTCTTGAGGATACCGGCGGCCTCTGTGTCGGTCATTCCGGAACCCTCTCCCGGACCAAACTCCTTCGGGTTGATGCTGTGGATGTACTCATTTCGCTCTGGTGCATGCCTTGCGTACAGATAGTCCTCAAGCTCCTCGACGGTGATCTTGCTCTTCCGGATAGCCTCCATGAGGGGGCGCACAGTCTCATCCTCGAAGCGTTCCATGCGATCCTGTGCCTTGCCGGTACTGAGCTCTTCGATGAGGTACGGAGACTCGTCTCTGATCACTTCGCCGCGTTCTGCGAGCCACTCCTCGACACGCTTGATCGGAAGGTACTGATCCTGGAACTTCCTCCTGAGACCGTCGACCTGGGATTCCGCGTGCATGACATCGGTGATCGGGTTTTTCTTTGGATCCCGTATGTGCTTCACCTCTTCTACGATGGGCGCTTCCCTTGCCTCGGCTGCGGCCCTGGCAGCTGCGGCTCTGGCTTCAGCTATGCGTCTCGCGGCCCCGGCTGGACGTCTCTCGCCTATTGTGGCCTCCGCCTGGATCATCACAGGGCTGGCACTCGGTTCGTTTGCCGCCTCCCTGTATGCAACTATAGATCCTTTTTCTATACTTGCGTCCTTGAAGACCTTCTTCACTGTGCTCATGTAGTCCTTGAGGGGTTTGTTCTGTTGGAATCCCTTCTTGGTGACCTTCCCCTTTCCGGACTTGTTGCCCTCATACACGGAGATGTGCACAGCTCCGCCTGGGGCTACAGCGTTATAGGCCTGACGGAGCACCTGTACCTGGTTGCCTCTCTCCTCGATGACGTTGAGGACATTCGCTATGACTACCGCGTCTACGGGGTTTGCCTTGACCTGCTTGATCACCTTATCGTTGTGCTCCTCCGTCCTATTGAACGGATCGTACACAAGGCTGGTGATCCCTGCTTTCTTGTGTGCTTCTGTGGCGTTGTCGAACTTCCCTCCGCCAAGATCGAGTATCCTCTTGATGGTCTTACCGGCCGCGCCGCTCTTCTGCCAGTCGGCAATGAGCCTGGAATGCAGCTTCGGCAGCTTCGACCTGTTGATGCTGGTGTCTGCGCTGGTGATGTCCTGGACAGGCCTATCCCAGAGACGATCACCGAACCTATCGTTATGTGCCTCCTGGGCCGTCCGTGGAACTGACAGCCGTCCAGAGTGGCCACAATTCGACGCACACCTTTCCTGGTGCTTCTCATGAAAGCACCTGGCGCCGACAATGCAGCACGTCCTCTTGTCTCCATCGAGTGCCGGGTTTCCATCTATGAACTCCACAAGGGCCCTGGATTCCTTGTTACCCGGCTTCAGGGTGCCGTCCTTCTTGAAGGCAAACTTGAAATCCTCCGCCCCTGCAGGCATCGGCTTGTTGTAGTCTTCATGGTGATATGGGGTGATGACGTCGATGAATTGATCCATCCCCTTGTAGGAGAGGTTCAGGTAGTCCTTGTACTCCTTCAGGTTCATGGCGACTACGCGCACCTTGACATTCTCCGGGAACTTCTTCTTGAGTCGGAGGGCTTCATCCCACGGCATTCCGCCGTTCTGCCCGAGAACTCCATCGTCGATCGAGACGTTGATCACGATACCGCGATCCCCGAAATCCTCGACAAACTCGGTGGTTTTGGTGATAGCCTTGACGGAGAGACCCCTCTGGGCAGCATGGTCCAAAACCGTCTCAACTTGATCATGATGCCACTCCCTCACATAGTCAGAGAAGCTGAATAGGCGGAGCCCGCCGCGACGATTCAGATCGTCGATCTTCTTCTGGCCCCATCTAAGTATCTTGGCCTTCTTCGGATCTGGGTTATACGGTGTGGTCTCATAGACCGGCTTTGCCTTGGCGGCGAAGACCTCATCGATACTCTTCCCACGGATGAAGTTGTCGACAGCAAGCCGTCTCGACTGTTCGACATAGCAGTAGGAACATGGCACGTCGATCCCATCAGCCACGGCCTGATCATACATGCGTATCCAGAAGTCAGGGTTGATCAGCTCATTCCAGATATCGCTCTGAGCGTCGATGTCGCGTATGTCACCAAGTTTCCCATCAGAGAGGTGCTTGGCCACATACTCAAGGAGGTTCCGCTTCTTGGGGCAGATCGATCCGGGATCCCAGGACATGAACGTCTTTGCGTTTTTGAAGAAGCCCTGTGTGGACATCTCCTTCGCAGACGCTTCCGTTCCAATGACGTATCTCAGCACGGCTTCCTTGGCCGAGTAGTAATACTTCTCGTTGAGATCCTTCCCATTGACAATGATGTCTTGGTAGATATGATCCAGAGGGTGGCTCTTCCCTGCACCCCTCAACCGATCGGCAACTGCCTTTATGGCAGACATGACACGCCTGAAGATAGACCTAAGCTCCTTGGAAACAACGGTGCTTTTTCCATCCAGGTTTCTGAGCCACCAATCACGGAATCCGTCAGCAAACCACTCGCTCTTGTTCTTGAACTTCTTCCCAGGATTCTCCTTCTTGAACGCTTTGGCAGCCGCCTTGTACTCCCTGGTGACAGTCTTGAAGTCTCTCGACTGGACAGGGCCAAGAAGGCGCTTATAGGCAAACTCGCCAAATTCGTGGAGAAACACGTCCACATTCCGGCCATTGAACATGACCGCGACGTGATTAGCGTCCTCTTTGAGTTCCCCTACCTTCTCGGTGATAAGGGCACCCTCGACCACCTGTTGCTGCTGTTGGCTGCCAGGCACCCCATGGGCAGCAAGCTGTGCTCCGGTAGGGGCAAACTGCTGCTCTGAGAAACGTGGCTCGAAGTGATCCTTCCAGGACTGCGGAAACATCTCCATGATGCCGTCGATAATCGCGGCCTCATCCTTGGTCACCAGCCCCTTTTTGACTGCCTGCTTCAGGCCTACATGTTTGACGTCGGCTGTCTTGAATTCCGGAAGAGGCTGATTCTCCCACTTCTCGCGGCCAGCCAGGCTGAAGGCATAGTGATCTTCCAGGGTAATGGCGTTCTCATCGAACACGACATAGTTCGACGGCCGAACATCAGCAACAACCAGGTCTCCGCTCTGGAGACCCTTGATGATTTCTCGGTACTGTGGCAGATGCTCTGGAACGATATCCGGATCCTTG